AAACAGGCGTTTCTACATTAGTGGGCGAATACGAAGGTACATACCCTGCCTTACCTGCATCTTCTTACTGCTATACAATTACAGTAACGGGTGTTGCAGATTACCCAACTGCACAAGACATCAAAGTTGTCGAAATGAACTTAGGCAATTATCTTGTTGGGGCGGTTAAGGTTCAATCGTACAATGCAGGTACAGATACGGCGGTATATCGTGCTTGTCTTACAATTTCTGTCGGGTCTAAAGGTCAACCGATGGGCGCACCATCAACTTATACCTTCGCTGCGGTTTAATATCGTTGCATAGGCTATAACAAGGTGGTACAAAATAGGATTTTGTCGGTAGTAATAGGTGAAAACCGAAAAGCCCCTTGCGCAAGTAGGGGGCTTTTTATTTAAAAAAAAAACAAATGTGCAATAACACACTAAATATTGATACGGCCAATGTGAATGTATTTGGCTTTACAACAACATTTAAACCATACGACAAATCGGTGGTGTTTGATATATCCGAATTGACTACATTTAAATCGGGGGGGCAAGCAAATATTGATAATATCGTTTTTACTATTACAACGCCAATCGGGGATGAAAAATCAGTAACGATTGACCCGTCTGATAGCGAAGAAACAGGAACAATATCAACCCTTAATCAAGGGGCGTTGTTCTTTGGAACATATCACATAAAGGCAGTATTAGAAGAAGCAGATAATACACCATATACTATTGAGTTTGATGTTAATGTTTGCGGCGATGACCGAATGACAGCGCAAAACTTCATTCAGGGATGTCTTGATTTAGATGTTGATTGTGGGCGGGCTGTTATCGAAATTTATGACAAATCAAATTTGAAGTTTGCGGGCAAATCGCCCGAAACGGAATTGACGACATGGGATGGGGCTATCATATACCCCGAAAACTATGAAGACCAAGTTGATTTTACATTTGTTCCATACTCATTAAATATCGCTGAATCAATTACAGGGCTATACCAAGTATCGTTAGTGACCAAAGCGAAGTATGATTTGGATTGCGGGGTTACGTTAGAAGTGCAATTTAGAAGCAAGGTAAATCAAGATATTCAATGCGGGGCTTCTATGTGCGAATTGAATTGTTGTTGGAGCGATGCACTTGCTATTGTTCAGGAAGGCGGCACTAAGGGCGCACAAATGAAAGAAAAATTACAACTTGCATCTTACTACTTTAATAGTGCCGTTGCTGCGTGGTCATGTGGGAAAGATAATGAAGATGATATTGCAATGGTAAAAAATATTTTGGACTGCGATTGCAAATGCCAAAAATCTTTGGTTATTCAGCCTCGACCAATAACATACGGGGCTGCTAATTTGAATGGTTCATGCGGAACTACAATCACACAAGATGAAAATGGTGATTATGAATTTCATTCATTTGTTTATACGTTGGCAAACGACCCCACAACAGATGAAGATAAATTTACATTTAGAACAGTTCAAGTAAGCGAATGTGAAAAGCGTACATACATTACATTGGATTGCGAAAAAATAGAAAGATGTGTTTATAATATTCTTGCAAGTAGTGATAATATTTATATTTTAAATCAATGGAGAAATCTATTTGGTGTGGGGTGCGATTGCGATGAAGTATCATTGTCATCTCATATTGAGAGTGTTTCATCTTTGGCGACCGACATCGAAGCAAACAAACTTGAAGATTACTACTTTGTGCGAAATGAAACATTGCAAGAAATCGTTTATAACGTAGGTGCGACCGTAAGCGGGGGCGTTATTGATAGTATTCAGTATCACGACCAAATGGTAGGTAATGCCGCACAAAAAGCAAACGGCACATTGGGCGATATTACAATCCCATGTAACGTATGTTCCGAATCTGTTATTGATGTAGAAAATAGAGATTTATTAGTAAACATACATACGGAGTGCGGGTGCGTGCTACAAACAGATACACCTATTATTGTAAACAAAGTTCCATATTCTGAAAGATATGATTTCTCATATCGCTTTAATCCGCAAATTGACGATGCCCCTTATATCGAATATACAGAGTACGATGAAAGCGGTGAAGTATATACAATTCGTGAAGTTATTTATGCCGAATCATTATACAATTCTTTGGCCGAAAGTGATGGAAGCGTTATTCGGTCATTGAAGTTGAAAACAGATGTGGGCGGGGCTACGTCATTTGTGGAAACAAGAACTTTGTTTGGTCGCTCAAAAGCGGGGGCTGCGCCACTAACATACAATAACGTGTGGGGCAATCAAGCAGAATTTGACTATGCAAGTAGTGTTGTTCTTGACCATTTAGAGATAGTAAACGGATACCCAACATTGTATCTTGTTACCTTTGGAGGTGTTGTTTGTCGGGCGGTTCGTGAAAGAGATAACCAATGCGATGAAAGAGCGAATTGGAAAGTTTACATTGTCAACGGGTCTAACGGCGGCAATGATATGTACGGGATTAAAAAATGGAAAGTTCATGCAAATGACAACCAAACATTTTTGATTTTTGACAATGACGACCAAGCGATTAAATTGCTTAATTACGATGGAACGGGGTCAAAAAATAGTTCTTCTAATTGGGTATTAACTACGTTAATAACGGGGCTTAATGGGCAAAACGCAAATTTCAATGTTGATGGCAATGTAATATACGCCCTGATTCAAAATCAAATAAAATATTACAGATACACAGGAACAAATGCGTTTGCATCGTTGCAAACGGCATCAAACTATACAACTACATCGCATAATTTAACGAGTGGTGGTGCGGTTGTGCCAAATAGTTATGCAGACGGGGCGGGGGATGTAGCAACGGTAGATAACCCAATGGCCCTATGGAAGGAAGGGGCAACATTCTATTTTTGCAATTCAAGGATGGGCGTAATTGGAAGTACTACTAATGCAAGAGGTTCTTATATTCGTGCATTTGAACCAACAACTGATAACCCTGCGGGGCCGTCCGACTATTTGTTTAGTACTGAAATTGTTGTAAACTCAAATAGCAATGTAATTGCAGGTACTTGGGTTGGCGGCACGTCATCAAACATAAGCGGTGAAACAATGGGGATGTGCTATATACCTGATTTGGGGTGGTTGTCTATGTATCAGTATGGGGTGAGAATTTTTGACTTTACGGCTAAAACTTGCACTTTGCTTACAGGTCAAGCGGGGGCGGGTCAAAACCTAAATACAGATGGCGAAATCATGGATTCTCAATGGTCGTATTTAACAACATAAGAAAGTGACTAAAATAACATTTCAAGATATTGTCAATTCTGCAATCATTTTAGGTTCAAACAAAGACCAAAATGCTTCGATACCTCCGAGTGTGGTTACTACGGCTGTAAACTTAATGACTGATTTTGTCTTGAATGAATTGGTGCGTATATATCCAAATTCCACTTTGGTTTTTGATAAGGCCCGCCCGTTCTTAAAAAGAAAGATAGTTGAAGTAAACAATGGATTAATTACACTCCCAAGTGATTATCGGGATATTCTTAGTATATGCATTGCGGTCGATAAAACATACACTTCAAAATGCGAGTGCGAAAAAGAATGTGATGAAAATGATGTTTCACATGAAACGAAAGTAAGCGATTTGGTAGAAACGTGTGACCCGCAAAGCCCACTATATGACCCCAAAGCCGCAATAGTACGAAAAGAAAAATGTGAGTTCAAAAAAATTACAATACTTGATACAGACCAATTTGATGATGCGACAATGAGTTCGCTATACCCGCCAACATATAAAGAACCTATTGGCGTTTTTGTGGATGTGAATACAATAAAGATTTGCCCAACAGATATTGTAAATGCAGAAATCAGGTACATCAAGCAGCCTTTGACTTACAATATGGCATACACCTTAATGCCCGATGATACATGGCAGATAAACACATCCGCAAGTAATTATATCGACTTAGAGTGGGAAAGAAATGTGTGGCCTGAATTTCATAGAGGTTTAGTATCTTTGTTTGCATTGCATACAAGAGATGGGAATTTGGTGCAATGGAATAATGAACTTAAAAAAATTGGATTCTTTTAACCTAAAAAATACATACAATGAAACAAGTAAAAATGACAAAATCAAAAGTGAAACAAATTCATAATAGTGCTTGTGGCAAAGGTCGCAGATGCGCTGTTATTGTATTGCCTACATTTAAAAAAGCAGCGTAATGGAAGTGGTTACATATTGGGAGGCGTATATCGTCTTTCTTGTTATATCGTTGTTTTTTGGGGCGTTGGTGTGCAATGGCATTTGGGTCGCTTTTGGTGGCGAAACTGAACGTGCGCCAAACGGCGATTATCGTGAAGTTTGGGCAATGATATTTTATCCAATCTATAAAAAAATAGCAAATCCCCGCACAACAAAAATTCACTATAATGAAGAAGGCGTTAGAAACTTAATATGTCAATTACATAATTGGTTTCCACACTTATTATTTGACATTGATTTCCCAAGAAGTATTGGCACTAAAATTTATGTTACTGACGAACAAAAACAAGCGTGGCATGAGGCCGCAAATGAACTTGAAGAAAAATACAATATCCATGTATCAATCGAAAAAGATAATAAGCTAAGAGTTTACAAAGAGTATTTCAATGTAAGGACATGGGCAAAGCCTATTGTTGCTTGCTATAAATGCTTCCCTTCATTTTGGGGGTCTATCGTATATTGGTTGGGAGTGTCTTTTTTCGTACATACTAATTTTATCTGTTTTGAACTTCCTGTATTATTGCCAATGTGGGCGGTGTATGTATTGGCCTTGACACCGCTAAATATTATGCTTCATAAATTAATCGAGGACTAAGAAAATGACCATTAGACAAATTGGTGAATTATTACAGCGTTTTGTAAAAAACGGAGTTGTTAGAGGGAATGATACTCTTACAATTCGTGATTATCAAAACATAGCTATCCTCGCAAGGGATTATATTCTATTTGATAAAAAACGTGCAACAAGTAGCATGGTTTTTTTGCAGATGGATGTAAGCAAAGAAAACCAATATAAGATATTGGGCGAATATGCCGAATTGCCAAGTGGGTTCAATGTGCAAGGCATTTCGTCTGTTACATTAATGACAGAAGCCAAAAAGCCATTAGATGCTACATTGCTACCTGTTAGCGGGGCGCAGTTTAATATTGTAACAGATGGTCTATTTTCGTACTATGCACCATTGCATAATAAACTTAAATTTAAGAATATCCCGCAAAACGCATACTACGCAAATGTAGTTTCTTTGGCGGGTACTGACCCAGATGATGAAATTACAAACGACATCGCATTTGCAATATTCAAAGAGTGTATGAAGTTGGGGCAAATTAGCGAAGAAAAAAGAAAGGATACAAGTGCCGATGGGAATAAGTTTGACGATTATCTACAAAACCAAATTAGACAATTTATTAATTCACCAAATAACGTAACATAATGGAAGATATAACTTCGATGTATGGCGGCATGAACGCCCCGATTCAAAAAACTTCATCCCCTTCAATTTCTTTTAGGCCAAAAGAGGTGCAAACTCCATTGCCCGAAAATGCAAAAATCATATCTGAAACAAAAGATATTTATGTGCAAGAAATAGAAAACGGGTATGTAATTTCAATGGATACAAATGTTTGCTATACTTGTAAAGAAGATGACGAAGAAGGCGAAATGGAGGAAGGTGAAAGAAAATATGCATTCTTTTCAAAGAAAGTTTACACCAAAGAAAAACCAATAGACATCAAAATTAAATAGTAGATGGACGCTTATATTTCCGCAAACGACTTGATAAAAGATTTATGCTTAATGAATGAAGATTTTTCATTGAGTAAGGCGGCTATATATGCAAGCCATTTAAAAACCGAATTGATGTTACGCAAAAAACAAAAATATCTAAGTTTGCGATTAATAAAAATACAAATTCAATAGGAGTTCCAAATGATTGTTTGTTACTTCATGCTATTGGATATGAAGATGATTGCGGGGTGGTGCAGCCATTGTGGTATAACACAAAAATCCCACAAGAAATATTGTTTGAGGGCGGTCGTGGATGTAGTTGTCAAACTTGCGGTGAAGAACATACCTATTGTTCAGTTATTGATACGGTGGATACAACCGAAGAAGATATAGAGATAGGACGTGCCACATACACAAAAACAACTAAGACAATAACAACAAAAGACGGTTCTGTTATTCGTAGAATTACGCAACCCGTAATTGTCGCAACAAGGGGTGGTTCAAGGGGTGGTGAAATCGTAGAATCGGTGCAAATGCAAACAACAGAGGAAGAATTATGTAAACTTGAATTGTTGCCTTGCGGATGCGTGAAAAGCACAGAATCAAATTCTGAAAATATCGAAAAGTACGATTGCGGTTGTTGGAATTTCAATACAAATTGCGGCACATACAATAAGTTCCAAAAGAAAGAATACGGATATACTATTGACATAACAGGGGAAAACATTATCCTTGATATTTCATACCCATACGATTATGTTGTGCTTAGATATACGTCTGCAATAAATTCAATGAATGAATTTAAAATACCTGTCATAGCTGCGCCCGCAGTAAGAACGGGTATTATGTACTACTATCACCAAATGAACCCAACATCTCCAATGGCAATGAAGCAAGTTGGGGGCGTGGCATATCAATCATACTATGCCGAAAAAATGAAATTAGGCAAAAGGCTTAGACCAACATTTTTTCAAAAGGCACTTGCCGCTATGGGTATCCCACAAAGTAATGAGTGCGATAACCGATTTGAGTATTACAATCGGTCTTGGGTGAACAAAAGAATTTTAATTTAGATGGAACAAATCAATAGTGTATATTATCCAATATCAATTAATATTGATGCAGACCCGCTTAAACTAAAACAAACGGAAGGGCGTTTTATTAAGGGTACAAGATTTCGCATTAATGCAAATAATTCAAGTAGTTCAGTTGGCGGCGGCAATGACATCATTACGCCTATTGTTTCAAATGAAATATTTGTAGAAGGGTTTATCGTTGAAGATGGGATAAATAAAACTATTGGAGCATTTGAGTTTAGAGAACTTAATGAAATCTATTGGATTAATTGGAATGAAAATTCAAAGTATGCGGTATATCTTATAGACGGCCCGACCGAAACGGCTACATTGGTGTACAAAGGCGAATGCCCTAATTTGTCACTTGACCCACAATACGCACTATCCGAACATCGTTTGTATATGCGTGTGCAATATGATGAAGAAAACGGGCAACGCACAACAAGAGAGAAATACTTAATATTCACAGATGGGCTAAACGATATTCGACAAATTAATGTACTTGCGAGTATTGGCAGTTCATCATTTACAACTCCTTATTTCAATCCCGTATATCCACATTACGAAAAATGTAGTTATATAACACTTGCACCAATCGCCCCAATGTATAAACCAAAGTGGGAATTGATAGAGAGAGAAGAAGGTTCTGATGGCGAACCTGATGATAAGCTAATCCCAAATAAACTATTCAATCGGGCAATACAAATAGCCTATCAATTCGTATATGTAGATGGGCGTGTGAGTAGCATAAGCCCATATAGCGCACCTATCATTGTGGGCGGTACTGATTGTAGTGAGCAAAACCCCGAAGTATTACCTCGATGTGCTGACATAGAGTTTTGGGTAGGTAACGCATTTGTTGATAAGATAAACATTTACTTTAGAGAATGTACAACGTGCGTAACAGGAACGTGCAACCAAAATTGGTTTTTGTTTGATACCATAGAAAAACATAATTGCCAAGAAGATAAAAAATGGTGGCTTCGTGACGGCGCATGGAACGAATACGAATATGATGCAGAATTTAATCGTATAACATATCGTTTTTGTGCAGATAAAGAATGTACACCCGTTGACCAAACAATATTTGACCATATAGAAAATGAAGTGCCATTTAAGGCCGTTGCATTATCGGGCGTTGGTGATAGATTGATGTTGGGCAATGTGCTTATTGATAGCGATAACCTTACTTGTGAAGAAAAAGATTCTTTTGCAATATCAGTAGAGGCGCAACCTGACGATAGCTGTCAAATACCAAAAAGAAATATTACCGTTTATGCTATCATAAGAAACGATAGTAATGACGGCGAAGGGCATGGTGGCGAATGTCAATTCTTATTTGGAGATATAGTTGACGGGGCTAATACATCAATAGATGGTAGATTTTATTTCGGAGGTATGGGGTGGCGTGAACATCCCGTAACGGGTAATATGAAAGTTGCCATTGATAGCTTTTGGAAGGAATACAACCAATACGTTCCCGCAGATATTGAAGGTGAAACAGGTGGCTTTGTAGGCTATTTGGCGGGTACTCAATTTTATTGCATATCTAAACAAGTTAAACTTACATCATCTTGTGATATAGTTGATGTCGGCCCAATATATGCAGATGTATCAAACATGACAAAATCAACGGGGTCATTTGATAGTATTATCAAAGACTTAAAAGATGGCGAATATGTGTTTTTGCAAAAGTTTGAATTTAAAGATGTGCCATCGGGAAAATATGTTTTTCGTTTAGCGGGGCATAGAACGGGCCTTGCGTTGGGTTACGAAAAAACAAGCACATACGTTTACGGCAGCCAAAATACTTGCAAGGGTTCGGGCGTACCGACCGACCAATGCATAATGAAAGATTACGAATGGATTATTGATGTATGCGAATCAGACTTTGATTGTTTGGCAGACGACCAAAGCGGGTTTGTTATGAAAATATTGGACAATACGCTTCCTGATTTTGAAAGCGATGCAAGGAATGTAATTGATTATAATTTTGTGCGTGAAATATATCTTTATGAAGATGAAGATTATAGTGTGCCGTTTGAGCAGCAACAATTAGGATTTGAGTTTGGGTATTTTAAGGATAAGATTACAGGAGTTGAAATTACGGTTGATGGGTTTGAGGTTAGTGGAACTCCCTTATATCTTATAGACCCGTTGACTACAAACATATTGGGACTTGGTGTTTATCTCCCATGCCCACCCTTCCCGTTACTCCCATTTGCGGGGATATTAAGAACTCCAAGTGGGATTGAGAGTACTACATTACGCAAAACAGACCACAATGGATTTGGATTTCATCGTCAACAATTTTGGAGATGGAGGACATTTTTCAATGTATTAAATTGTAGTTTGTTTGATATGACGGCACAATTTGGAGAACCAACATTAGGCACATTAAAAGTTAGTTATGTTGATGGGTGTAATGTCGAACAAATTGATGTGGCCGTTGGCATATCTAAGGTATCGCCGCCCGTTACCGCTATCAACAACAAAGGTTATAAGGGGCTGTTAGGTACGGTGTCAAAAAGCACAAACACAATAGATAACCCATGCAATCGTGTTACGTTTACGGGCGTTGTTATGTCATTGGAAGGCAAGCGGCTTGCGGGTGTAAACGTGGGTTATTCAGGAAGCCAATTTTCTATTACTGATGGATTTGGCCGTTTTGAGGTCGTGGCGCATCAAGACACATCATTTGCAAGAGATGATTATTTTATGATTAGCAATTCGGGTAATTCATGCCTTATTGCTTGTGGTGAAGATTGTGAGCCTTGTTGTGAATCTATGTTTGAACCTATTGAATTGCCCGCTTGTGGTTCAGGTTCGGATAGTGGCGAATGTCCCGCACTATACATAGACAAAGGGATTTATTATTTTAAGAAAGTTAATGAACCCGATAAAGGGTTAAAGGGCCGATATGGGTTTGGCGTAATTGGCTTTGACTTATATGGTCGTATCGTTACGGGCGGGGTGAATAACATTGGCTATATTGATACGCCCGAATGTTGGTCAAAACATCCATTAATCACATGGTCAAAAACGGGAGCATCTATTAATTCGGAAATTAAATATTTGACGTTTTCAAGAACTCACAACCTAAATGGAACAATAATACAATGGGTTGCGGATAAATTTATTCTTATTGATAGAAACGGGAATGAAACATCAAGCAAGGGGCAAGCGGTGGCGGTCGCAGTAGATATGACATCGTTGCTCGAATACAACGAACAAAACAATTTCGGCACTTTAGTTTCATACGGGTTTGTAAAAGGGGATATACTCAAAATAATTGCAGATTGCGAAAATCCTATTCAGTATAATATCACAGGAACGACATTTGGGTCAAATCAAACAACGGCACAAGAACTTGAATTGACACTTAACGGGGCGACCGCAACAACTACAAATGTATCTACCGAAAATGGTGGTAGAATTATCATTCCTTATGATAGTAGATTAAACGATTATCTTCAAGATTGTGCCGTAAAAATAGAAATCATAAGACCTTATAATTGCCAAAACTCAATAGACCCATATTGTGAAGTATCGGAGGTTGTCAATGTTGTTGATGGTGAGTTAGAAAGCACATCGGGCGAAATCGTAACATGGGATACTTACAAAATATTCAGAAATATACCGAAGCCCGTAGGGTGCAGCAACAACCCAAGTGATGACCCTTATTTTTCAAATAACATCACAGATTTTTGGGGCGAAAACTGCAATGATTGTGGACGGCTTTTTACCGAAAATCCTTATGCACAAAGAAGGTGGTCTGAATCAGAAGTATGTACAAGCAAGGCGTGGGTAAACAATGGAATCGTAAATGGGCTTGCTACGTTTTGGGGCGAAGATAGAAAGCTATTTAAAAACCAAAATTTCGGTGGAATCATTGCTATTATCCCGCAAAGAGGCGCAATATTTATTTTATGCGAAAACGATTATTTTGTAGTTCCTTATGACCAAAATTTTCTTGTTGTAAATGAGAACGGGGCGGTGCAAGCAACATTGCCCGATAAGATAGGCGACCCAAATCAGAAAATAGGGATGAACTATGGATGTTCTTACGAAGATACAAGTAGTATTGTTGTATTTGATGGATTGGTATATTGGTTAGACAGAAAGAATACTGCATACATTAAATGTAACTATAATGAATCTGTGGACGTGTCGCGGGATGTGTTCAAGTCGTATCTTATGAGTAAATTGAAGTATATCCAAAACTTCAATGAAAGCATAAAGGATACGCCCGATTATTTAAAAAATATGTTTGAGGTCGTTGGTGGTATATGCCCACTTCATAAAGAAGTTCATTTTACTATTAGGCCTCGACTTGGGCTTAATCAAGAAATGGCTACATACATAAACGACCAAAGAGATTATATACTACAAGTTGGCGAAACATTTGTTTATAATTCAGAGGCGCAATTACTATCAAACACAAGGGCGTATGTTCCTGAATATTATGGGAAATTAAGAACGTCAAAAAGTGGGTTGCAGTTTATTGCATTTGTCGGGGGTGTGCCATATAAGCAAAATACAAATCTCAAAACAACAAACATTTTCTTTGGGATACCAACAACGCCCGTTATCGAATTTTCTGCAAACTTGACAGATGCAAAAGTTAAAATATTTGAATCTATTTCAGAAGAAATACAGCCGTTTGCATTGTATATTGATTCTATAAAAACAGAAGAAATAAATAGTTTTTCTTATGTGCCGCAACCTTATTTTAATCGAAAGGAAAATATACAATACGCAGAATTATTGAGAGATATGAGTAGCTATTTTGACCCAAATAAATATCAGGTATCTATGCTGCTTGATGGGAAAAGATTATTTGGGAGATACGCACTCGTTAGGCTTGTTGCGACACCTACCAACCAAAGCGCATATTTTGAATTAGCAAGAATATGGGTATTGTTTTCAGGTAGCGAATTATCTATGAAGCCGCAAGTTGCAAATGGTTAGCCCCAAAACATTTCTGATATTGGTTTTCTTTTCCCATCATGTGTCGCAGTTGCTTTCATTATTTTTGATGCGGTTATAAAGCATTGTATTAATGCCGCAATGGTATCATGCGTATTAAGTTTGTCTGCATCAAATGATTCAAGTTCCGATAGTAGTTCATCGAATAATATTGTGTCTAACAAATCTTCTTCTATTTCGTTTTTTGGCTTTTTGATGTAGTCCGAAATCAAAGCCATGCCGTCCGATAATGGACGTTTACCTACGCCCGTTGTGGATATGTATATGCCACGCTTCCTATCGTATGGAGAAACAACAACCATTCTATTGTATCCATGTTTCTTAAAGTATCTTTCCCCTACGTTGGCTTCGGGGGATATGTATGCGCCATAGTACCTTGCTGCAAGTGCAATTTGTTCAGCGACTTCATCTAAATCGTTTGTGCGAAGTGTGATTATGCCAATAATCTTATTCTCTACGCCCGACCTTGAATAGTGGTCGAATTTCTTATATATCAATCCGCAAGGTTTTGATATGTGGTCGCTTCTTGTTTCTTCTAATTTTACGGGGTCGAAGCCAACAACCGTTTCGGGGTTTCGGGGCAATTCGTATTCTTTATCCCAATACCTTACATTGTTTGGTTTGGCAATATTTGTAAGTGATATTTTCCACCAATCTTTGTATTCAATAGAAGTATCAAGATATACTTTCCCATGTACATCTTCAAAGAATTTACCGCAAACATATCCTTTTTCAGATTGTGGCAAATTGGCTACATAAATTTTTCGCCTACTTACACGCCCATCGCTATTGAAGGCAGAACCTAATTTTGGGCTATCAAATACATCGTTAATTGTTCTTGGGGCGGTGCGTAATAACTCAATATGGTCTTTTGAGCCTTCTCCATGTTTTTCAATAATTGCTTTTAAGTCGTTGTTGTATTTTTCTTCTACACGCCCTCTATCTGAAAATCCATATTTATCAATTAAGTGCGTGTCAAGGCACGACATAAAATATCTTGCAAAGCCACTTCTTGTACTGCCGTTATCTGTTAATTCGGCCATGTTGGAATCGCCCCACAACTTCCTTCCTTCTTCAATGGCTAACTTCATTCCTTTATCATCAAGCCCCATCGTGCTAAATAAAGAAGCCTTCCCAATAATCTCACCTGTACTTGGTAATTTCATTGTTTCCATTTGAGGGGCAATAATTGTCATCGGGTTTATCCCTAAAAATTTTAAGACTTCATCTACTTTTAATGTGTGTAATTTTTCTCCATCAAACCCCGTTGCCGTAGTCCCTGTGTATCGAACCCATCCTTTTAAATACTCTCTTTCGTCATCTACTTTTTCGGGAGAAAAATCAAGTTCTGCTTGTGGGATACCTCCATTTGGCTTTTTGAACAATGGCCTAAACTGCTTGGGGTACTTCATTACTGCATTTCGTATTGGCCTAAATTGAACAGATTTTACCTTCTCTAAATTTGCGGACATAAGCCCACCGAATTTATAAAAGTCACTTGTCACAACTTCAATAACATCGGAATTGTGTATTTGCGTAACCCCCGCACGTCTTGGCTTTATCGTAAAATCGCCTCTTAATAATGGGTTATTTTGAACATACTCTAAAAAGTAAAAGTATTTCCTATGCTCCTCCCAATAATCGGGCGAATCCTTGCCCTCAAATGCCCCTGTGTAAAACTGCAAAAAACGATAATGCTTTTTGTTGATATATGTCAATTCCCCATTGTTTAAAAAATGAACCCCCTCATTCAGCCGCCTATACTCCCGTTCAATCCATTTGATTTCTTGGATTTTACTTTCAAATCTCTTTGGCACTTCTTGTTTTCGCCAATATTGGTCTTTCTTTTTGGGTATATCAAAATTGATTATATCCTTTTCATCCCCTTTGAAATCAGGGATTTCATACGGGTATATGTCTTGAATTAAAAATGTTGTCGGCATTTTTTTGTTAAATATTTTTGTTTATCGGGATTGGTTATTATCTTTGTTTCCTATTTAAAAATTATAAATCATGTCAAAAAAAGAAAACCAATTAGTTTTAGAAAAAATCGAAGTTAAAAATTTTGCGGGTATTGATGATTCAAAGCCCGTTTTAATTTGTCTTGGTAAAGATAGTAAAAATATTGTAACGGCTGGCGGCGACCAAGAGGTAGGCAAAACTTCTTTCTTAACTGCTATCAAAGGGACATTAGGCGCAAACCTTGAATTAAAGGAAGAAAACTATGTCAACCAAAAAACAGGGAAAATTGAAACCGATTTAGAATTTGTGTATAAGGGTCGTAGATTCCGATGCACATGGAGAAAGTCTTATTTTAAAGTTCAGGAGTACATTACGGATGAAGTATTGAAGCGCGAAGGGTGGACTGACCAAAGAAACCCAACTGAACTATTGAAGGTGATGTTTGGATATGTTGCACAAACACCCGAATCGTTACGCTTAAAAGATGGGAAGGCTCAAATTGAGGAATTTAAAAAAGTCATTGGGGCTTCTTTGGACGAAACCGAAATTAAATTAAAAAAAGACTTTGAGGAAGTTTCAAAATCTCGCACAGAGGCCAATCGTTCTTATACGGGCATCAAAAAGAAATTGGAAGAAACTCCTATGTATGTAAATTGGGAGGAATTTGAAAAACTTTATTCGCAAGAAAAGTCAATCGAAAGTGAAAAGTCTAAATACCTTCAAGCGCAAGAAAAATCTTCAAAATATCAAGAGGCACAATTAAGACTATCAAGCCTACAAGAGCAAAAAACATCAAAGGCAAAAGAAATTCAGGATTTAGAGAACAAATTAATTACTCTTAAAAATGAGCAAGCGGCCCTTGAGGAAAAAATAGAAGTTGGCGAAAAGTACATCAATGACAATAGTTCTGTAATTTCTGAATTTGAAGAAATAAGCAAGTCATATTTAGAGATTAGCCAATATATAGCAGACCGAAATAATTGGTTGGGCGTTGTGACATCAAAGAAAGAAATGGAGGAATACGAATCATTGATACAAGCCTTCGATTCTCAAAAAGACACAATCAAGGCAAAGTTGCGTGAATTATATACGTCTATGTTGCCAAACATTGAAGGTTTAGAAATCATATCTGTTGAAGAATTGGATTCTGATAAAAAAGTTGGCGTTTACTACAAAGACAAACCTATTTCGATACTTTCTGAAAGTGAGTTGTGGGGGCTGTACTTGCAAATATGGGATGCGCTAAATATCAAATTTGTAATTATTGACAATATATCTGATTTAGGTTCACGGGCCGTAGAAATCATCAACCAAATGGCCGCAGAAGGCGTTTACTTCTTTGCCGCCAAGATGAAAAGAAATGAGCCAATGACAATTACAATTACTGAAAAGGTAGATGATTAACATGAAGCAAATACTAAAGTTGGATAGGATATGGAATGAGGTGGCCTACAAAGAAAATAAGCCACTTGTTAAAAGGGATTATTGTTATGCATCTGAAATAGGTGGCGCAATGTATGACAGAATACTAAAAATGAACGCAGTCGAATATACTAATCCCCCGAATATAAGGTCATTACGAAAATTCCTTGCGGGTAATATATGGGAATATGTGGTTAAGCAAGTACTACTTGCATCGGGCGTATTTAAAAGAGAAGAAGTGAAATGTGATAGTACTCCTTATTCGGGCCTTGTATCGGTACATGGTAGATTTGATTTTCACGTTGGCGGCGTTGTTGATATAGAACACGCATTTCACGAATTGAAAAGCATGAACGCCCCTGAATATTTGTATATCTTAGGTGAAAAGATTATCTATGGATTAAAGGGGGCCGAATTTGAGGAATCAATATTTGAACTTAAATCATGTAGTTCATTTGCGATGGATAAGTTAGAACGCACCAACGCTCCGCTATACAACAACGAAAGCCAAGCGTACTACTACAAGCGTAGCACACAAAAAGATGCACAGCTTTGCTATATATGCAAGGATGATAACCGAATGAAGCAATTTTCAATAGGCGACTGCGAGCAGCAACTACACCAAGACTTAAAAAAGATTTCAGACTATTTAGAAAGTGGTGAAACACCCCCGCTTGAACCTATCGTAAAATGGAGTGATGCCGATGCTAAATTTGAAAAAAATTTCAATGTAGAATACAGCCCATATCTTGAACATTATGGATTCAAAACACCCGAAGAATATAGAGATTCAGTTACCTTTGTTACATCATGGAATAGGGTTATTGATAGGTACTATATGGCCGAAATAGGTATCAAAACAGCAAACGGCCAACCCGTAAAAATAACCGATAAAAACAAACAAGTAAAAGCCCAAATCGCCGAACTATACGACTTTGAAAAAATACTCATAAGAAGAATAGAAGTCGGTGGCGAAGCAAGCGAAGAATAGCAAAGTAAAACAAAAAAATATGCGTACACAAGAAGAAATTAAAAGACAAATTGAAGGATTAGAGAAAATGAAAACTTGGTTGCCCGAATATTCAGGATTAGGAACGCCTAACCACGAATTGATTGATGTTCAAATATCAATAATTGATGGCAGTAGCGAATTATCGGATATTGATGAAGGTGATTTTGAAGAAATGGATGCACAGAATGAGGTTTATCGTGGTGCAGAAGAAGCTGAAATGTGGTTAGATGGTGATAGGGAAGAAGATTTGTTTGAGGAACAGTCGTAGTATTACCGCTAACGTTGAAGCATTGGCGATGTAAGGGATTTAAAGCACAAAAGTTGATATGAGTACAGGTTTAAATAATAGCACAAATGTTGAAGGTTTGCACGTCAGCCCTTCTCTTGCCAATGCTATGTTATCGGCAGTTTCTCGTCCCGTTGTTAAAATGAAAGTACAATGGCATGGGTACGATTGTATCATACAGAAACTACGATACAGAGATAAGGTTGCCAAACTGAAACCTGATTATAGTGGTAACCCCATGCCATACGATTACTTTTGGGTTGACTTTAATGAAATCGGTTTTTGAAATTGCCGATAACGTTATTTGGCTTTACGCAGGTGGGGCTAAATAGTACGAAAATTTCAACCTGCACAAAAGATTATTAAAAGCACGTAAGCTGGGTTTAATCGCTAACCCCCACTTGCGTAAAACCAATGTTAGCGGTTCGTTTTATTATGAATTTTCAAGAAGCACTCAAAGTATTAGGCATAGAAGATTATGCTGAAAGAATTTTTAAAAGTAATTCTCACGGGGAGTTATTCCATATACAGCAATATTTTACACTTGCTGAAACATTCAAAGATGATGCAGGTTGGTTTAGACAATGGTTTGAAGAAGTGGTAAAATTTGCTGAACAAAATTGGCAACGTCCAGAATCTGTCTTTCAGCATATATCTAAAATTCTCGTTGAACAGATGTCTGAAAAATGACCGCTAACGTTTTCGGGCTTGGCGAAGTGGCTGAACCCGAAGCTAAATAGAATTAATAAACTTTAAAATTAAAAATATATGTCAAAATTAAAAAATCAAACAGTATTCCCAATAAAAGAAACTATAAGAGATATTAATAATGTTACATTATGCTCTCAACAAGCTGGGATTAAAAAAATAGAGCATTTCACGTCTTTAGCTATGCAAGGTATTGTATCAAATGAATTTATGATTAAAGATATTCTCACTCAACGTACAGTAAACGATAGAGATACTCCACTTGAAACACTTATGGCTCGTTTCGCTGTCAAATTAGCAGATGCAACTTTAAAGGAAATAGAAAAATTATAATTATGAATATTCTACAAAACTTTATAAACTTTGAAAGCAAACAGTCAAAGTCAATTCGTGGCGGTGTTGAAATGTATGATATTAAAGGGTATTATAAATATCTTACTTTTTCTGAACTGTTTGATTATTGGTGTAGTAGGTCAAATTGCACCCAACGTTTTGCAGCTATGCTTAGTTGCGGACTTAAAGAACGAAATTTTTAATTAACAACAAAAGTAAATATGGAAAACGAAACAACAATTAAGCACGAAACCGACAATAGCGATTTAGGTGCTGTTAGCAGCAGTTTTAATTACGAGGCTGCATGGAAATTACTCGAAGAAAAAGGTCTTAATTTTGGCGAAAGAATAAAGATTAGAAAAGCCTTTTCTGATTGGGGTAAAGGATTTGATGAAAACATTGAATACGACCATAAACACAATACTTATTCATCAAAGAAGAAAAAAGGCTATGGATTTAGTAAAGAAGACGAGGTGACTTTTTTTAATGCACTAATTGACTTTTCGCCAAATTCAGACACCGAAAAAATAATTCAAGTAATGTCAATCGTTATGAAATTGCTTGATATAGAAAGTGAATGGTCATTTCGTGGCAGTCGCTAAAATTGCTGCTAACGCTTTGCAGCTCGGTGTCTGTTATTTTGCCTTGCAGATACTTCAAGCCTTAGATAAATTTAATAGGCAAAATAATAGCACCAAACTGCTGTTAGTGGATGGTGCGGTAAATTAAGTAGAAATGACATTAATAGCAGAATTAGAAAAGAAAATCACAACAGAAATGGAGAATAAATATTTTCCGAAATTTAAAAAGCAAGCCGCTTATTTAGGTAATGGAGTATATTCAATACCTGCAACAAATATTTATTCCACCGATACGAGGGAATTGTTTTTAATGTTTGTCGCAGCACAAGAAAATATTTCATTTAAACAACGATAGGTAGCACTTACTACTAACGTTTTGGCGGTTGGCGTTCGTTGCCGACTTTGGAACACAAAACTTTAACTTTAAAAATAAATTTGATATGAAAACAGAAACTTTAATAAAACACGAAAACGGCAATGACGCTAACCGCTTGTTAGCTGCCGTTATTCCTCCTCAATCGGAGGTAGATTACAGCAAGGTAAAACAAACTTGCTTATGTGGTGTAAGTGTAAATCTATGCGATAAAGTTATTATGCCTGATTATGGTAAAAGATGCCCTTGTGTGGTGTCACATTACAATGGCAGCTAACGGTTCGCAGGCATATTTAGTTTCGGACTTAAATGCACAAAACTTTAAATTTAGAACAAATGAACATAGAAGAACAGAACTTGAATGAATCACAAAAACCGCAATTGAATATACCTGCTGTTAGCAGCAGTGTTTTGATGAAGTATATTAATATGACGAGAGAAGAAGAGATTCGGTTTATGAGTGAGTGTATAAATGGTAAGCCGAGATATTCAGATAGCGAAATAGCTTTAAGTTTAGCAATGATGTCAATTAGCGGTAAGTAACATTGCTGCTAACGTTTTGCGGCTTTGTGTCTGTTTGCCCCTTGCACAATGCTTCAATTTACCACAAATGTTGATGGGGCAAATAGCACAAAACCGCTGTTAGGCGTATGTATTTAAAAACCATAACGAAATGATAAAGCACCCTGCAACGTACACAAATAGTTTCATTCCAAAATTTGCTGAATTGCTTATTGGATGTGAGAATGTACTTGATATTTTCGGGGGCGTAGGAAAACTTGCCCTGATAAAAGAACACGGATTTACTGGTAAAGTAATCTGTAATGAATTGGAACGAGAGTGGGCGGAAACATCACCACATAATGTTGATGAATGGCATATTGGAGATGCTGCAAATATGGCGTGGGCTGTAAGTAATTCTTTTGATGCGATATGTACAAGCCCCACTTATGGCAATAGAATGGCTGACCACCACAACGCAAAAGATGGAAGCAAAAGAGTTACTTACAAGCATTTTTTAGGTAGGGATTTGAACGAAGCGAATACAGGTAAAATGCAATGGGGTGAAAATTACAGGCAGAAGCATTTGGAAATTTACAAAGAGTGTGGTAGGGTTCTAAAAAATGGTGGGCTTATGATTGTGAATGTTTCCGACCATATACGAAAAGGGCAAGTTGTGAATGTGGTTGAATGGCATAAGGATGCACTAACAAATTTTGGAATGAAACTTATAAACGAAATTAAAATTGAAACACCGAGAATGGGATTTGGGCAGAACGCTAAAAGCAGGGTGCAACACGAATGTATCTTGGTTTTTAAATATTACGCCTAACGTTTTGCGTATATGAGAAGTGGCACTTGTAAAATGTTGAAATTTAACACAAATGTTTCTGTGCCATTTCTTATATACGCTGTTAGCAGTAGTACGGTAATTAACCACAAATGCTCAATCGAAGAACTGAACCTTTTTCTTTTCTTTTTTGAGCGAGGGCAAAAATAATTTTGAAAAAATTAAAATATGATTGATATAAATAAGAATTATAATGAAAGCAATTTAGAAACAATGGCAAAGATGCCTGATTGTTTCGTGGATTTAACAGTAACTTCTCCACCTTATGATGGATTAAGGACTTATGAAAGCGAAGATTATTTAACCTGTGGTGAATTTGAACAAATGGTTCAAGAGTTATGGAGAATAACAAAGCAAGGCGGTGTTGTTGTATGGATAGTTGGAGATTCAGTAAAGAATGGAAATGAAAGTGGAACGAGTTTTTATCACGCCTTGACTTTTAAGAAGTACGGTTGGAATTTATTTGACACTATGATTTACTTCAAAAACGGTGGACTAAATTCAGGTGCAAATAATTCATACATTCAAAAGTTTGAGTATATGTTTGTATTTTCAAAGGGTAAAATAAAAACAACAAACATTATTGAAGATAGACCAAACGAACACACCAAACCAAGAACAAAGAAAAAAAGAAACCCTGATGGCACATTTAGAATACAAGAAGTATTGACAAAAGAGCAAGGTAAGAGGTATAATATTTGGTGTGTAAATACAGGAATACCACATTCAACGCAAGATAAAATTGCTTACGAACATCCTGCAATATTTCCAGAAGAACTTGCTAATGACCATATTTTAAGTTGGACAAATGAAGGGGATTTGGTTTACGATTGTTTTATGGGAAGCGGAACAACTGCAAAAATGAGTATTTTAAATAATCGTAATTGGATAGGGAGTGAATTATCTTCTGAATACTGCAACATTATTGAAGAACGTATTAAAAAAGCGTGGGAAGAAAAAAGAAAAGAAAAATATTTACAAGCAGGAACTCTATTTGAAAACGAAATGTAGCACTTGCTGGTAACGGTTGCGTATATAAGAGGTATGCCACCGAGATTATGAACTGAAAAAATATGCTTCTGCGTATCTCTTATATACGTTGTTAGCAGTAGTACGGATTATTAACAACTAAATATAAATAGAATGAGAATTTATCAATTAAGAACAGCGAAAGAGTTTTACAACTCAATTAAAGGAAATTTTACAACGGAAGAATTAATGCAAATGTACGCAGAAGATGTGGCGAAAAGATTTGCTGCTGAATGTGTAAATGAAGCACTTGGAAATAAGATGGAAGTATCAAACTCTTTGCATCACGCAATTGAAGGAAAGTACAAATCTATCATTTGGGAGAGCGAAGGTTAGTATTACTGCTAACGGTTGGCAGATAAGCGAAGGCACAAATAGCGTTGGCATTGTGCGGTGGGATTTGGGCTTTTGCTTATGTGCTGTTATATGCCGTTTGAATTATTAACCAATTAAAAAAAATATAAAAATGAACATTATTAAAGACAACAGAATTGTATCAGACAAAACATTTGCAACCCGATTTGTAAATTTCTTAAAAGACATACAAGTTAATGACCCAATGAGTGAAGAAGAACTTGAATACTTGCGTAGGGTTGCACATTCATTACTTCTTCATCAAGCTAATACTTGCACTGAAAAAGAAGAATTAAACTACTTGGATAGGTGTCACCCAAATGGCATATAACGTTTCCGCTATGAGTAGTGGCGGGCTTAGAACTACTCACTATCAAAATACAACAAATGATAATAGAAAGCACAAACGATAATAACAGCACGAACCCCGCCATTACTTATAGCGAGTGTTATGCACAGCCTTTTTTACTTTTCAATGAGAGTAATTTAGCTACAATGAAACGAATGCCTGATAACTTTATAGATTTGACGGTAACAAGCCCTCCTTATGATGGTTTGCGAACATACAATGGATATTCATTCCCATTTGAAGATATAGCAAAAGAACTTTATAGAGTAACAAAACAAGGTGGAGTTGTTGTTTGGGTTGTAAATGATAGTACAAAAAATGGTAGCGAAAGTTTAACTTCATTTAAACAAGCAATTTACTTTACAGAATGTGGTTTTAATTTGCACGATACAATGATTTATAAAGCAGAAAAACCACCATTAACACATAACAGATATGAACAAAAATTTGAATATATGTTTGTGTTTAGTAAAGGAAAGCCAAAAACATTTAACCCAATTTTAGAGCCATCAAAATATGCTGGGCAAGATAAAAAAAACAGAACAATGCGACAAGATAGTGATGAACTTGGGAATAGAAGTGGTAAAGGATATGTTGCAGATTTAAAAATAAAGGGAAATATATGGGAATATGCTATTGGTGGTGGTAAAAGCACAAAAGACCAAATTGCATTTAAGCACCCTGCAATATTCCCTGAACAATTAGCTAACGACCACATAATAAGCTGGAGCAATGAAGGAGATATTGTTTACGACCCATTCGCAGGAAGTGGAACAACTGGGAAAATGGCAATACTAAATAAACGCAAATGTATCATGTCAGAAATTTCATCTGAATATTGCGAGATAATAAAAAAACGATTAGAACCGATAATAAATGAACGCACGCTCTTTTAAGGTTGTGCATAACTCACAAATAGACGAAATATACACATTGATAATCAACAAACTGCGGTTTATTTTTTAATTATGATAAATAAAAAGGTACATATATGCGATTGTGGGCGCAAGTCCTATGGGTTTAGGCAATGTCAAGTTTGTAGAAGTAGGAGGTATGCGGACAATGCTATAAAAAGAAAATCAGAAAAAGGGGGCGAATCGGGCATGGATGAAATTGATGATTACTTTAATTATCACATAGGGGTTATAATTAAAAATAAGGTTTGCTGTGCCGAATGTGGGGTGCGCCTCCCTCAAATACCTGATAGGAAAAATGTTTGCCATCTATTGCCAAAATCTATATTCCCATCAGTTAGGGCAATAAAAGAAAATTGTATTTATCTATGTTGGCAGCATCACGCCGATTTTGATAGCACATACGAAAAAGCCCAAAAAATGAAAATATGGGGTTACGTCAAGCAGAAAGTTAGCGAATTTAGGCATTTGGTAAAGGAACGCCACAAAATATTAAACTACTTTGATTAAAACAAAACAGGGGCCAACCAATGCCCCTATTTTTATAACCATGAAAAAAGAAATCGTGACAAAAATAACTAAAACTTTTTAATAAAAGTCAAAAAAAACTTATATTTGTCCCAACAAAACTTTTTTAAATTTTTATGCCCGAAGTATATCGAAGGACGATTGAACCAGATTATGAAAGATTAATTTTTGCGGTTTACTCTGAAACGCCCGACAATTCCCAAAAACAAAATGCCTTGAATGAGGTAAGTGTTTTAGTGAATAGCGGGGCGATGGTATATAAATGCGAGGACTTAAATGGTACTTTTAGCGGCGTTCAGGTCATAGATGGAGAAGAAGTTTTGTTCTCTAAATTTAGAAAATAACTACTATGTGGGGTGCAGTAATTGGCGGTATTCTCGGATTAGGTAAAATGGCCTATGGTGCGTACCAAACTAAAAAGGCGAAAGACGCTGCGGGCAAAGCCCCTACTTACAATATTAGCGACCAATACTATAATAATGTTGGACTTGCACAATCAGAATTATCACAAGGTGGCTTTTCGGCAGATGCGTTAAGTGCGTTGTATCAAGCAAATCAACAAAATTTAGCAGCATCAACAAATGCTATCCTACAATCAGGTGGCGGGGCTAATGATATTGCATCCTTATACAGAAATTCTGCACAAGCAAATGCCGCACTTGCATTGCCCGACCAACAATTAAGAATGGCAAAAATCCAAAACTTAATGGAGCAGCGATTGAACCTTGCGGGGCAAGAGATAATTCAATGGAGAACAAATCAGTATAATCGTTGGAAAGATAAAGCACAAGCGGCAGCCATGTTGGGCGCAATGGGCAATCAAAATATCATGGGCGGTATTGACCAATTCGGGTCATCTGTGGCACAATTAGGAGATTACGCATCTCAAAATTCAGTAAATAAACAACTGAAACAAATGCAAAAACAAAATCAGTTTGGGGGTAATTATCAAGTAGATGCAATTGGGGGGATGAATGCGGGTTATGATGAAGCTACATTTGATAATTGGCATCATAACGTAGATAACATAGGGAATCCCGCAAGCCCTGAATTTCCAACATTATCGCAAACGCAAACAGAATCACCGACATCACCATACGCTTACAATAGTTTTAATAATTTTAATACTTCATTTCTTTAAAGATGGCTGACCAAAATATAGGCATAGATTTAGAATCGTATCAGGGGGATGCGGGGATTGCATTTGGTAGTGGCTTTGCGGGTGGGATGCCGTTGTCGTTAAACACGCCAAAAACAGATGCGGCATTAACGGCTATTACACAAAATACTATCAATAGGCGTAAAAAGGATTTTGATGACTTCCAAAAAAATATAGAAGTCGCATTAACAAGCATATCCGATACAGATGGAATTTATGAAGTTGACCAACAGGTAATCAGAGGGAAGCAGAAAGATTTGTATAAATACATTATTGAAAATGCAGATGCAATCGCCCCGATGTCGTCTGTAAAAAATCCGCAACGATACGCTGAATTTAATAGTCGCTTATCATCGTTTATGATGGATGTTGACAAATCTAAGCAAGACAAAAAACTTGAACAACAATACCAACAACTTATAAGGCAAAAGCCCGAATACAACAATCAGGCGACAAGGAAATTGTGGGAAAATTGGAGAAATGAAGGCCCATCGAGATTGCCATTTTTGGGCGTACCCGATGGCGAAAAAGAACTTCTTGAAGCCGAAAAGCAATACTACAAAGATTTAGCAGGAGCAGAAGTTACAATAGTAGAAGAACCTATACCAAACGACCCAATGAGTTATACTGTAATGCAAAAAGCAAAGTATAACATGGACGATTATCGGGATAGGGTGTTTTTGCCGCAAAAGACTGAATTTATCGAAGCATCGTGGGCGGCCAACCCTGAATTGCGAATTAAGTACAAAGATGATAAACAAGCCTATATTGATGATTTGGTAAAACAAAGATTTGGTTCGGGCGAAAGAGTATTAGCAAGTAAAATTCAGAATAGAACAAATCAATCTGAATTGGAGGCGGGGCGCAACCAACGTGCAAATAACGCATTGGCATTAAGAAGGGAAATTAGCGATAGGCAACTTAACCTTGCAGAATACAAACAAGAATATAAAGAAAGTCAAGATAGGCTAAAGGCGATTGAAGAAAATGCATCATCAATGCCGCTAATGCAAAACGTAATTAAGCGGTTGGGCGATGCCGAAGTTGAACAAGATTTAACCTCTGTTGGCAAAAAGTTTATCCCAAATGCAAAGAGTATTGTTGAATTAAAATCAACGACTATCCCTGATGATGTAAAATCGTATTTGTACGAAAAGGGCGAAGGCGGTCGTAGTGCGTTTGGTGAAGCATACGGCAAAGTGTATAAAATCGAAACGTCCGATGGGCGGGAATATTACGCTCCTGCGAAAAGAGTGTTTATTCTAAGAGGGAAAGAGGTTGATAAAAAAGATTACGATGCAGCCGTAACAGATAATAAATCAATTCGTAGCGTAATTGATAACAACAGAATCTTTACAAAAGAAACACTTGCGTTACGCTCAATAGAGGGCACACAAAAAGGCCGTGAAGAAGTAGCAAACTATAACAAGACGTATTCTTCAACTCCAAAAAGTAGCGGGAGTGGTTTTTTGAAATCTGCCGAAAAGTACAAGAACGTAAAGTATAAAATGGGCGCAAAAGGCGATGACGGGAATATGGATTGTAGTGGTATCGTTTGCGCAATACTCAATGATAATGGGATTAAGGCAAGCGGCACATCGGAGGAAATAGTAGCCAACGCCCCACAAAAAATTAATGCAAGTTCCATTACTTCTATTAATGATTTCAAAGAAGGGGATGTTATAGGTGTTGATACGGGGGCTACTTCTTTTGATAAAGGACGTAAAAATGGGATTGACCATGTAGGTATTGTTGTAGAGAAAGATGGTCGAAAATATTTTGTAGAAAGCCGTTTAGGTAAGGGGTACGATATGACACCGCTTGAAGATAAATGGAATAAGTACGCAAAATCGGGGTATGGTATTTTCGTTGGTAGATATGGTGGTGGCGATTCGCAGCCTGTAAATTCAGGGGCTAAACAGAAATATAAATTTAATCCTAAAACGGGCAAAGTTGAACTTTAATAGAAATGGGCAAAAAATTAACCGCAGATAAAATAAAGGCACTTGAAGAAAATGCAAATATTCTCATGGAGCAAGGTGCTTCGCAGGGGGATATTGACTTGATGACATCCCAATTTATAGAAGAATTTGGCGTGGACGATGCCATGCCCGAAAAAAAAAACGAAGTTCAGGGATTGAACGTAGAAGTTGGTACTTCGGTTGGTTCAAGTGTAAAGTCACCTGTATCAAGTATAAAAACGGAACAAAATGTTGGACTTTCACCTTCGGGAAAGAAAGGGATTGATATTTTGCGGGGCGCATCTGTTAAGCCAATTTCGCCAACAAAAACAGCTATCCCACAAACGCCTAAAAAGAAAAAATCAAAAGTTGAAGAATTACGAAAATCAATACAGCAAAAAGTAGCGGTCGGTGAACCACTCACAACAGATGAAGTAAGTGAAGTTCGTGATATTTCATCAAATGCATTTTTGCCGTTGGATGGATTAAAGGATGGTGAAGTTAATGCCGTACTTGCGGGTGCGCAAAACAAACAAAATCAACAATTAATATCTAAATCAAGAAACGACCAATATCAAAAACAATTAAAAGATAGGATTGTTTCAGGTGAAGTATTGCCCGAAGATATTAAGGGGATGTATGACGTATCGGGCTTTGCGCCTCCTGATACCGATTTTGAAAAATTGGCAAATGATTGGAACGCCGAAAACATAAAAATAAAACAAAAGATAGATTCCGAATTACTCAATGAATCAACTAAAGTAGATAAATACATTGTTGATTTAGATGATAAAATAAGAAATCTCGAAAGCGAACAATCAAGGCAAGCCGTTGAAACAAGAAGAACGCCTAAAAATGAAATGGATATTGAAGCGCAATCTGCAACGGACGGTGCAATTAGCAATTTAAAATCTATCAAGTACAAGGCACAAGAATATCTTGATTACTTATCCGAAAAAGCGATTGATACATCAAAGGATGAAATCATAAAAAGAGTAAATAAGATTCAAGGGGTTAGAGATGAAAAAGGGTTAGTAAAAGATGTGGTATCATTAGAACAAGTCGTGGATAACTACATATCTACTCAACCTACTGAAAAGCAAAATTTACTTTTACGCAAAAAACCATATTTAGTAGAATCATTAGTAGCGAGTGAGTATGTAATACCAAAAGCAAATGAGGTATTTTACCAAAAAGCAGAAAGCATAATATCCGATGTGCCGCAAAGCGCAAAGCAGTTGTTTAAGCGGGTAACTGGCGAAATTGATGTGAAGGACGGAGAGGAAAAATACTACGATACACAACAACAATTTGCAATAGCCAACAATGCGGCTTCCTTGTATTTTATGGATGAAGTCGCCAGAACAAATCAAGCATTTGAATCTGTTGTTTCTTTGCCCAATGTGCGCAATGCAGTAGGGGGCAAATTGGACGTTTTGAAGCAACAATACGATGCGGGGCAAATATCAGCAAACGACTACAAGCTAAAAAGACTACAAGCATTATCTCTTAATCCACAAACATCAGAGTATGTAAAAGAGTATGTTAGAAAAATACAAAACGCACAAGAAAGGTATGAATCTAAAATTGATAAATTTCTTCAATCAAAAGTTCCTGATTTTGCCAAATTTACAGAAGTAGATGAAAGTGGAAATATCGTATCAATAGCGGGTATGAAGCCTATGGAGTTCACGCAAAAAATGACGGAACTACAAACGGCAAAAACAGAATCATTGAATGAGGCTGCATCAATGTATAAAACCGACATCGAAAACAGGGCCGTTGAAAGACGGGGTGAATTGTTTGGTCGTGGTATAAAAAGTTGGGTTTGGGCAAACTTCGCAAAGGGTACGTATGGATTATTTGAAAGCATGGGCCGTTGGGCCTATGACAATACGGGGTTGGAATTTTTTGATGCATCAAGACGTGGGGCAACGGATATGTTGTATAACGCATCTGTCCCGTTTGAATCACAAGAGGTACAGGACATAATGGATATTGAAGCGGGGGATTACGCAAAGGCATTTAACCCATTATATATTACGGGGGTTGCATCTGAAAGCGCACCGTATATGTTGGCGACTATTGCGGCGGGTATTGCATCGGGAGGTCTTGCGGAAGGTGTGTTGTTAGGAATGGGTCTTTCGGAAGGTATCGGGGCTGCTATTACATTAAGTCGTGCGGGGCGTGTCGCACAAAAAACAATAGCTGCAATATCAAGTGGTACAAGTGATGCCTACTTGAATATGACCGCTAATTACAATTATTTAATTAAAGAAGGGTACTCAAAAGAGCAAGCAAAACAAATAGCTTTTGATGCTTTTAAAAATGAATTGCCCGTTGATATATTGTCGGGGGCTGTTGAAATGGATGCTTTGTTTCGTGCGACCTCAAAGCCTACTATTAAAAATATAATCAAGGGCGGCGCAAATAAAGCGGGTTCAATACTTATTGAAGAACCAATACAAGAAGTTTATCAAGGTTATTCATTAGAAAAAGCAAAAGGTACAAGTAAGTCATTGGTAGATTATGCTTTTTTTGATAAAGAAGGGTTTAATAATTTAGTTGGCGGCTTTTCGGGTGGGTTAGGCACATCTGCCGTAACAAACGCAATGGGTATCGCTAAAAATGCATTATCGTGGAATAGGTTGTATAACGTATCAACTGCGGATATGCAAAATGCAGTTAGGTATGCGGGGGTCGCGCAAATGGTCGCCACTCCCTCCGAAATGCAAAATTCCATAAATCTTGATTTGCTCAAATCGGCACAATCTATATCACAAGAAGAATATCAAAAAATACCAAATAACGAAAGGGCGCAAAAAGAGAAAGCAAAGAATGAGTATGTTAATAGGACGGTCGCCTATGTGTATGGAAAATCAATAAACAACAGCGTACAAAATGGTCTTAACATAGAAGATGTACATGAACACTATAAGGCACATAATGAAGCTATATCGAAAGCATATAGCACACTTGCAGAATTGGCAAATGAAACGAACAAGCCTATGTATAAGAAGCAAGCGGACTACTATGCTTCATTGGCGCAAAAATCAGAAATAGGCCAACAAACGCCTATATATTCTTTGATAACTCCTAAAGGTCGTGTTTTCATTTCAGAGCAAACCGCAAAAACATTAGGCGAAGGAAGCATACAACAAAAAAATGATTCTTTTGCTAAAGCGGTTCGGGCGGGCGACATCATAGGAGTACAAGTAGTAGATGATTCACAAACAGCACAATCACTCATTAAAAAATTTGACGATGCAAAACTTAGTCAACAACTTGCAGTACAACAAAGTCAGGGAGGCGCAACAGAAGTTGGACAACCTAATCAAACAAACGTCCAAACTCCCATTGAAGGAACAACAGAAATTCCAACAACAAAAGGAGTTATTGATAACCCAAATATTAGCCCTGAAAGTACAACCTCAACCGCCCAAGAACAAGTCGAAGTTTCGGGGTTGGGTACAGAAACTATTGGGGGCGAAGTAGCGGCACAGCCCGAACAACAACCTATATTTCTTGCTCAAGGTCAAACGATAATTAAAGGAGGAACATGGTATGAATATAAAGGGAAGAATTATATTATAACCAAAGGGGGATTCATTTATAGTGAAGATGGTCTACCCAGAGTAAGCGAGCTTGCTGAAATAGTCATTAAAGACGGTACAAAAATAGAACAACCTATATCTACTACTCAATCTGAAATAAAAGCTAAAAAAGCTGATATAGAAATAGGTAAAGTAAATAATACAGAATACGAAGTAAAAGCTGATGGTGTTTATTACCAAAATAAAAAACTTGATAATCCTGAAAATAAAACTCATAGACAACTTATTGAAGCTGATATAAAAAGAAGAAAACGAAAGGAATTAGAAAAACAAAGTAATTTTATTAAACAACAAAATAATAAAATTAATGAAGATTCTAAAAAAACTAAAAAAGTAGGTAAATGGTTTACAGTAAATGGGGAAGAAGCCCCAATTGCTCCAAATGATGTTGCAATAAATGACCTTGATATGTGGCATGTAAAACAAGGACATATATTAAAGTATGAAGAAAAACCATTAATAAATATCGAAACAGAACTGGATTTATTAGAAAAAGGGAACTTATATAAAATAGATAAAATCAATGCTAAATACGATGCAGAACTAAAAGAATTAGAACAACAACCTATATCTACTACTCAATCGGGAAGTAACCCTGCATTAAGTGATGTAGAGAGTACAGCTAAAGCGTTGAGGGAAAATGAAGAAAAAGGCGGAAAACCAATACCAACAACGCTAATTCCTAAACAAGAATTTGAAGTATTGAATAATGGGAATAGAGGGCTTAATGATATTATCGCCGAAACCTATCATAAAGCCAAAGCGAAGCCAGAAAATACAAGAACCGAGCAAGAGCAAGAATTAATAAAAGCGGTTGAATCAGCACTCACTGGAGAGGCAGAAAAAATATTAGAGCAACAACCTATATCTACTACTCAATCTGAAATAGAAAAAAAGACAAAAGAAATATCAGATTTAGAAGAACGATTAAAAGAACCACTTTTAAGACCTGTAATTTTTGAAGATGATTATAGCCCATCTCAATTAAGGGATTTAAAAGAAACTTGGGCTAAACAAGATGAAGAAGAACGTATTATTATAAGAAAAGAAATAGCTCAAAAACAAGCTGAACTAAAAGCATTAGAACAACAACCTATATCTACTACTCAATCGGACATAACAGATACAGAGTACAATGAATTTATTGACAAGGGGGCGGTTTCAGCCGAAAGATTAAACAGCATAGCAAGTAAAGTAAAAAATAGAGAATCTTTATCTGATAGAGAAAAAGAAATATTTACAGATAAGACATCTGAAATAAATAAAATTATTGCAGCAGGCCAAACTACATCTACTACTCAATCGGGAAGTAACCCTGCATTAAGTGATGTAGAGAGTACGGCAAAAGCTGAAATAGAAAAATTAAAAAAAGAGCAACAAAATGAGATAGATAATTTATTTGCTAAAACCCAAGCATCTGTTGATAAAAAATTAAATACTCCTGTTCAAAAATTATCTAAAGATGAAATTGGTAAAAACATAGAAACCGCTAAAAGTGAGAACAAATTATTAATTGAAGAACTTGAAAAAGAATTTAAAGAAAATACAGAGAATAAAGCATCGGATGAAGTTTGGGATAAATGGGATAAAAAAGCAGATGAATTAAGCGACAAATTACCACAAGGAGTTTCTTTTAGAATAACTAATGGTAAAGTTGATTTTTTTGATAATCAATCTTATAGAGAAAAAGGTTTTGGTAAAAGTATAGAACAAGTATCAGTTGGTAATATTCACAATAAAACTGAAAAGTTTGAAGTAGGAGATAACTTACAAGTACAAGATGGTTCAATAGCAACGCCAGCAGTAGTAACTAAAGTAAATGAAAATGGTAAAATATTAGAAGCTAAAACAGAAGATGGTAAAATAATAATTAGTAAAGGTAATATTGTTACTACTGCCCCTATTAATGATAGACTTAAAATCAATAACGAATATGAAGCAAAAATTAAAGCAGTAGAATCCCTACTATCTAAAGAACAACAACCTATTGAAATAGACGAATCTACTCCATTCGATTTATCAATAGCATTACAAACTAAAAAAGAAGAACAAGATGCCATTCAAAAGCAAAGCACAACAGAAGAAGTGCTACTCAATGAACGACCCGAAATGGGATTGCAAGAAGTGGGAGAAGGAAACGCCCAAGTCGAAGCCGTTGCCGAACAAGGTAGCCAAGAAGAAAAAATAGAAGTTGCGCCATTGTCGTTTACCCCAAAAAACTTTATTGAAGAATTGATAGGGGTTGAAGGGGCGGTCGCACTATCGGGGATTAATGAGCAGCAACGTCAAGAGTTAATAAAAGATAGGTTGCGCACCACGACCTTAACCCCGCAAAAAGAAAAAGAAAGAGAAATCGTAAAACTTGTCAAGTCGCATAATGGCATGAGAAGAAATGCGAGAGAAAGACTTGATGTGCGGGGCCGTATAATGCGATTAGTCAATGATTACAATAAAGAATACCCAAATCAAAAACTTACCTTCAAGTCGTGGTATGGCGATGTGAAAGTTACCCGACCTTCGTTTGATAGAAAACAAAAGTCAACTTATCAAAAAGACTTGACCGTTGCAAACTTAGATGTATCAAATGCCTCTTTAGATGAAACTGAAAAAACATTTTCAGAACGTAGTGATGAATTTCAAAGAAAGTTTATTGAGTTAATGGACTTAGGCGTTCAGTTTGAATTTAGAGATGCGGGCAATAAGAAGTTTAGCCAAAAGATGCTTGATGACGCTATGAACGATTTGGAAAACGGCATCCCAAGTAGAAGGGCGGCTGTTATCTTAAATACCGTTGAAAAGGCAATAGAAGAAAATGTAATTACCGTTGGCGGTTCACTAACAGAAGGCTTCCAATACATACCATTAAATTTAGCTATTGAAGAAACTAAAGAAATGAAGTATGAAGATGAATTGAGAAATTTATCAAATGCCGAAATTGTTGCTATATACGAAAACGAAATACTTGCACAAAAAGAACTTGACAATATAATACAACAAGAATATGAAAGAGAATTTGAATCAGACCCAAATGACGAATTTGGAAATGTTAGACAACTTGCCCCCCGAAAAAAGAGAGATATTATTAACCCAAATCAAGAAGGAGATAATCAAGGACAGACAAGTGAAGGCACTATTGAAGAAACCCAAAATGTAGAAAATGAAACACCAAAAACTACGGCAAATCGAGAAGCAGGAGAAAATCTTGTGGGAGGAAATCAAGCAGATATACCAACAAATGCAGACGGCAACGGGCAGCGAGAGGAAGAAATTACAGAAAATACACCAAAACAAGGTGAAGAAGGTGTCGGAGTTGTCACAGGCGCACCAACTCCCGTTATAAGTGAAATGGATAGGGCGGTTTTGGATGCTATGAAGCCAACCTTTGAAATTGAATTTATCCCAAATGCTAAGTTCTTAAATACAAGCGCACCCTTAGAAAATAAATCATCGCAAGATGCCGTAAAAAGAAGATACCAAACCATTAAAAAATTATTAGAATGTCTTTAGATAGAAAATACACCGAAGAAGAACTTGACGATTTGACCTTTGAAAAATTGGCGCAAGAAAAGATGAACGCCCAAATGAGGGAGGTGCTAAATAGCATCTTAAAGAAGTTAGAAAATGATAACCCATCAAAATTGCAAGATTCTATGGCGGGGATTGAGGCGGGCATTGTTAATTTATTGGCGGCAATACGGGATGCGCAAAATCAACCGCAAAAAATTGATGACAATATTGTAAATTCGCTTCAAAAAATAAGCAATGAATTTTCTATTTCCCTATCAAATTTAAAAGATGCAGTTGTGTACCAAACGACCGCTTCATGGGAGTTCAAAATAGAAAGAAATAGTTTATCTTTAATTGACAAAGTAATAGCAACAAGAAAATGAGATTAAGTACCGAAATACAACCACGAATTGCAGATATTAACTATCTGAAAGAAAGTGCCTATGACTACACTAAATGGAATTTAGGAGATTCCATTACGTTCAATGACGGGGTGTCCGACATTGATAAATATATTAACCCGCACTATGATGTTTTGCGACCGAATGAAGAATCTACTGCATTCCTTGTTTCGGCAATATGGGCGTATAAGTTTAGTGAAGAAATATCGTACTTGTGGGCCGCAGAGAATGTGGCTACTGCATCAAACACAAGGCGTATCATGCTTTGGCAAATAAACAATTTTACAG